CGGTAGACGACAGCAAAAATGTGACGCGCAAGAGCGGGGTTTACCAATCTTTAACGCGTGCAGTACACAACCCAAGTTTTCCCAATGGGAAATTGAACCCGACGTGGGTCGAGTGGTGGCGGGATTACGGGCATTTGCTTTCAACCAGTCGAGCGCTGCCAAGGCTGGCGGTGTCTACGGTAATGGTTGTTGCTGCGCGCAAAGCCTTGTTTTTGGTTAGTGGTGGGCAGTTGACGCGCTCACGGTTCCCGCATGCTACGAGGATTGACGCAAACAAAAGCGCCACAAACGCGCTACGCCAAATCATCTGGGTACATTCCTTTGCTTGCTTCAATGTCCGCTAAATACTGCGCGTATTCGTCGTCGTTATATTCGCGCTCGACGGTTTCGCCAGTCTCCATGTTGATACCTGAAATTATTGGTCGTGCCATTTATGCCTGCCTTATTCCGTAGACGCGTATTGTCCCACCAATAGTCGCGCCTGTGTTCATTGTTATTTGAAAACCGTCGTATGCGGTGCTGTTACTATTCAAACCTCTTATTTGGCCACCAACATAGTTAGAAAATGAGGAAGTAAAATCAATCATTATTGGAGTTGGAAGCGCTACTTTTGGTGTTGAAACTTGAATAACACTAAACGTGTTTCCTGTGCCAGAAGCCGCGCTAAAAACCATTGATGTTGCAGCGGCCGCGCCGCTTTGTTGAGCTGTTGAAGCGATTGTTGTGTAGTACTGCCAACCGCCATAAAAATAGTTTGTTGAGTTTGGGGTACCTGATGTCCTAAATTTGAATTCAAAAGAACCCGTCGTGCTTACTGATGTGGTTTGCAGAGTAATTAAGTAGTTGTCGTAAGTATTAGTAAAACAACCGTCAATAAAAAGTGTTGTTGCGCTTGCTGTGTATGCGCCAATATAGACAAGTCCGCTGTTTGCTAAATACGTGTTTGTGTCTGAAGCGGTCAACACTTCGCCAGTAGTAAAAGTTTTTATAGCCATTAGTACCCCAATTTGTTGTTATCTAGTTTGCCATAAACGGCATCATTGAGCGTTAAATAGTTGTTTAAGTCCTGCGCGCTCAAATAAAACGTGGCTGTAGCGCTGCCAGGCGTTGCAGAATATGAGCCGCCCTCGACTACGCATTGGTATGTAGTCCCACGAAAAATGACGCGCACTTGGCCGCCTGGTGACGTTTGCCCAAAAAACGGTGCGTTACCTATTTGCGCATTCAAGTTGCAAGTAATAGCAAAAATGCGTAAAGACTGCGTTTTGTAGGTGGAAAGCAAATAGTTGGCGTAGTCAGTTGCTTGGCTTGTGGAGTTGTTTAACGTGTTCACCAAATATGTTCTGTATGGCGCGCTGCCAGTTTGCACGGTCGCCGAGCCGTATGACTCTGGGTCTACCGTCACTTGGGTATACCAGTTATCGGCAAGGCTGCTGAACGCAAGCTGCTCATAACAATGGTTGGTCAAATCGTTAGTGGTGTCAGAAAACGCCACTGTGCTGGTGTATTTGTAATAAGCGTTAGTAATCGCTATGCCTGTGCCGGTGTCTAAAAGTTTGCCGTTCAATGTCAGCACTACGCGGTTAATCCAGTCTCCCCAAGTGCCGTTAATCGTTGTTGCTGGGAATGGTGTAGTGGCCGTGTAAAGCGGTGAAACGTCTAAACCCGTTTGTGCCAAGGCTTGCGCGCATTGGTAAGAAATAGTCCCTGCCGGCATTGCGTAGCCTGCGCCCTCGAGTCGCCCAAAGTTGGCAAAGTAGCCCTCGCAGCTCAATGTCACATAGTCAGCGTTGCCGACACTGCTGGCGTACGGTATGCCGTATTGCACTTCTACGTCGGCTATGCGTCCTACCCATAACTGCTCAAATGCAGCCGTTGGGTCTAGGCGCGCACTAATGCGTATCCATGTGCCGGTGACCCAGAGCGCGTTTGGTGAGGCGTACCCGTTTGGGTATCGCATTGTGATGTTGGCTAGGTCGGCGTTGTATTGCGAAAGTGGTTGCTGCCGGCCAAATGACAACTGCACGTTTTGCACGTTTGTTGCCACGGTTGAGATGGTGGCGTAGGTCGCGCCGTACTCGACTTGGAAGTTAACTACAGCCATTAGTAGATATTGCTTACCTTGATTGGCACGCTGCCGTTTTGGCGCATATAGGTGCGTAGTGCGCTTACTACTGCGTTCGGGTCGCCGCCATTGACGTTAATAGTTACGCTCGATGAGCTGACATTGCCGCCGCCAAATCGTGACATATCGGCGTTAGTGCTGGTGTTAATACTGCCAAGCACTGGGCCAAAAGGGTTAGTAGTGGGGGCTGGTGCTGTGCCGCCGGCAAATACTGTGCCTAGGTTTGCGTCTAGTTGCGCGCCGATAGCGGCAATGCTCTCGGGGTCAATAGCAAACTTAAGCAAAAACTCGGTATCTGCAATAACGCTGTTGACGCCCTCAACAATTTTGGTGGCTTGGTCAACGCCCGACTTGAACCACTTATCGGCTGTCAGTTTGGCGATGCGGTCCGCAGCTGCGTTAATGGTTGTAGAAATACCTACGAAACGGTCTATTGACGCTTTACCGCCGGCAAGCAAGCCTTTAATAATCTCTAGTCCTACGTCTGCCCCAGAGTCAAGAATTGACTTTAAGAGTTCTGGGTCATCTAAACCAGCAGCAATAAGTTGGTCTATGCCGGTGGCAAGTTGACCAGCCTTGGCGGCTTGCTCATCGAGTACCCCAAAGAATGACTTTGCGCCCTCGCTGTCTGCTGCCGTGGTCCATGCCTCGCCCACATTAAATATGCCGCGCACAACGTTTGCGGTGGCGTTGTAGAAGTTGTTGTAGTTGTCTGTGGCCTTGGTTAGTTGTTCATTGGCGCGCATGAGCGCTGGAGCGAACTTGTCTTTAACGCTCTGTACTGCGTTGTCGTATGCCTCTTTGAGGGTGCGTACTGCCTCGGCGTGCTTTTCGGTGGCCGCTGCGGCGCGTTTAGCGGCTGCTGAAGCCTTATCTGTGCTGGCGGTGCTCTTGGCTATTTCAAGGTTTGCGAGGCGTTGTTGTTCAATGTCTACGGCTTTTTGGTAGTTGGCGCGTTTCTGGTCTTGGTCAAGTTGCAGCAGGGTGTCGGACCATGCGCGAGTGTTTGTGTATGCCGTCGCTAGCGATTCATTAAGTTTGTCGGTGTCGGTTTTCAGTTTGCCGATGTTGACGTTAAGACCAACTATTTTGCCGCCAAGGTTAAGAATGCTTGAACCAAAGTTGACGGCGTTAACGCCGGTTTGTTTCATGTTTTCGGCAAAGCTCTTAGAGTCGCTGGTGTTCTTTTTGAGTGCGTCGCTTAGCGCTGTGGCTGGGTCTATGAACCGTTTTAGTTTGGTTCCGAGTTCGCTGATAACGCCGCCTAGACCGCGGTCGTCCATTATCCGTATGAGTTTGTCTACGTAGTCAAGTAGTTGCCCAAGTTTTGGTAGCACTCGATAGCCAATGGCTTCTACCATTTCGTCAAAACGTACTTTGAGTATTTGTAGACGGCCAGAGTATGTGCTTGCGTTCGCTGCTGCCGCGCCACCAAATTGCATGGTAAGTGCCTCTTGTGCAGCCTTGAAATCTTTAGTTTTGATTATGTTCTCATCAAGCGGTACGCCCAACTTTTTGAGTGCCGTAAAGTTGCCGTCGTAAGCCTTGCCAATAGCGGTGCTGACGGCTGTTAAATCTTTGCCGGTTGCAGCTGAAGCGTCGAGCGAAAGGGTGAGTAACTCTTGAGCCTTGGCGGCATCGCCCGTGAACCTGACCAAGCCGGCTAGGGCTGGTCTCAGTTGGTCGTCGGCCACGCCAGTTGCTAACTGGGTTTGGTCAACGAAATCGGCGACGCTGTCTACCAGAGCCTGGTTAGGTCCGAGGGTTGCGCGCAACTGTGTTTCTAGAAGTTTGCTGCTGCGCTCGTCCTCCATAGCGGCTTTTGCTGCCAAGACAAGACCGCCAGCAAGCGCGCTGACCGCGCCAGCAGCGGGCACCATGGCTTGTTTAAGTAGGAACCCAGACTTAGCGCCAAAACCTTGCAGGCTCGCAAACTCTTTTTTGGCAGAGTCAAACCCTTTAGTGTTCAGGCTTGAAATGATGGGAATATTAATTGCCATTTAGCGCGTCCTAGTTTGTACAAGATTACGGTTAACAATAGTCATAACGCGTTCAACTATCTTGCCTACCTCGTCCTCGACGGCAGGTAGCACACTTTCAGCGGCTGGTTGCAGAGCGCGTGGCGCAGCTGCTGGCCCGACGTGCTCGCCCTCAGCCAAAAGGTTAGTGACAAACTGGCCGCCGCCTCTAATGCCTGCATGGTCCCAGATAGCGCCCGCAGCGTCACGTTGCTGTAGAACCAGTAACTGGTATTGCGTCGCCTTAAAATCGGCTGTACGGCCGTTAGAGAACGTCACAGTACGCGCACGCTGGCTACGTTTGCCTACCACGGTGCGAATGCCAGCGACAACACGGGTGCGTGACCAGCCCGTGCCGTCGCGGCCCTTAATGATGTTGCCTCGCCCCATACCCGATAGCGGGTCTTTAGTGGGGATAAACGAGCGCGCAGCATTAACAAGTCGAGTGCCCGCGCCAGCCTGAATGTCTTTAGTTATCTGCCGGCGTAACGTGCGGTCAACTTTGTTTATTTCAGCTAGTGCCTCTTGAATGCCATATACCTGATAACTAGCGCTGGTGGGCATTTTGTTTGCGCTGCCTTTCAAGTATGTCTATGACGGTGGCGAGGTCTGGTAACTCAAAGTCTACACTTGGGGGCCACCAGCCCGTGTGCAATAGCAGTTCGGCTAGTTGTCGCCGGACGGTGCCGGCTCTGTAAAACTTTGTGGCTCGCTGTCTACGACTTCTAGCAGCTCAATGGTGTTAATAAATGCATCGAGTGTGGCGGGCACCACGATGCCAGCGCGTTGGCTGGCGTCCCATGCCATAAAGGCTAGGTCCTCCATGCCTACGCCTGCGCCTAGGTCACTGGCGCGACGCTTGAAGCGCCTTTCCCATGCGACAATGACCGCGAGGCTAGTGACTACCTCGTAGGCGTTTTCGTTTTGGCGTTGAACTTTGAGCCGTAATTGCATGTCGGGCTACCTTTCGGGTTTGGTTTGGTTATGCGCCGGTGGAAACGCTGTAAACGCCACCAGTAAAAGTGATGTCAATGGTATCGAGCGCGCCGAGTTGGCCGTTGACAAGTGGCAATGTTTCAAGATATGCACCGGTAAGGGTGTGTTCTGGGTTTGTTGCCGAGGTGCTGCCGGTGCTTGGCTTAATCTTTACGGTGGTTTGTGTACCGACAAGAGCTGACAAAGTGGCGTATGTTTCTGTCAGCGCGTACGAGTTGTACAGCGTGACGGTCAACGAGTTGTTAGACAGGCCGTTTGTGTAAACGCGGGAAGTGGAACCAAAAGCAGTGGACTCTAAAGCCTCGATGACGCGAGTAAACACTGCGCTGGTCACTTGGTCGGTAAGGTCTACCGCGTTGATGGTTACGACTGGGTTTGAAAGATAGGTGCTAGTTGCCATGGTGTTTAGTCCTCGCTTGGTTCTTGTTCTGTTTTAGCAGGTTTTGGGTCGGTTTTGGTGGACGTTTCGGCAAGGAAACCGCCAGCGATAAGCGCTAACACATTAACGCCGTCTTTTTCAGCTGCCGCAGCGTCAAAGAAATCGCCAATCTTGCCTAAACGTTCGCTTGAAATCTTGAACATAGTTAGCCTTTCACGCTGTTTGTGCTTGCATTGTAATGGTCAAATCGTACGCCGGATAGTCTGCGCCGCCTATCATGGCGATAGTTGGCCGTCCGTCCGTCAACCCAACATTAGCGCCAAGCACCATGCTGGCGAGGTTTAGTAACGAGCGTTGCGCGTCGAGGTTGTTCGGCCCCAGGGTGATGACGCGCACAGGAAAAATCATTTTTACAATGTTGTAGTTAAACGCCTCGAATGTTGGCGCGTCAATAAACGCACATGGCGGTACAAGGTTGCGCGGGTCGTTGACCACTTGCAGGCCCGTGATGGTGCCAAGTTTGGTGGTGAGGTCGTCTAGAGCCTCGTTAAACAGGTCTGTGAACGCCGTAGGCATGCGCTATGCCACTTGCGGTCTGTCAATGCCAAGCAGTTGTTTAATCACGCCTGACAAGCCCGTAACGGATACTGCGCCACCATCGCCGAAACTGGCGAACGAGTCAATAGAGCCGCGCTGCCGGTAAAGCATGCCGCCATACATGATGGTGCCAAGCGTTACGTCCGCACTTGGGCTGGTGGTCAGCGAGTCAATGTAACCAGCCTCTTGCCTGCGTCGATAACAAAACGCCGAGGCGCTACTAGCGCACTGAGTTAGGAAAGTTGTATCGGCTGCCGTAGCTGTGCCAATGCCTAACCAGTCCTCAATGTTTGCAGCGGTAATCCATGTACACGTCTGGGTGTATGTGACTGTGCCGGTCGCAGCTGTGCGCGTTAAATCAGTGCCAGAGCGTGCGTAAAGCACTTGGTTTTCTATGGCTACGTTGTAGTCATAAACCAAATCGCCCTCAGCGTCAGTGCCGATATACAAATACTCTGGTAACGCGTACACGGTGTACGTGCCGTTGAATGTTGCGTCAACGGCCGCCACTGTGATGCTTTGACCTACAGCAATCTCGTTGCTGGTGAGCAGTTGTAATACTGCGTAGTTGTCGAGTAACGACTTGTGGGTTACTGAGTAAACCGCCATGGCGGTAGCCCGCCTTTCGGGTTAAGCCTGAGTGATTTTCTGAATCATGTTGGCGTTAGCGGCGAACGTGGCCGCATAACCAAACACTGACATGCTGCGGCCCAAGGTATTTGGAACCTCCACAGTCAGCAAACCGCGGTCCTGGCGATACACCTCAAAGGCGTTCTCGTTCATAATAATCATGGTTTTTGCAGCAAACTTGTTGTCTACGACAATTTGCAAGCCGAGTGGGTTCATGCCCGACCATGAAGTTGCTTGGCCTGCGCCAAGGCTGTTCTGGCCGTTCAAGCCAGGTGCGCCGATGCTTGGGAAAATTGGGCGGTTTGTCGTGTCGACAAGTTGTCCCATGAGAGCCCATGTTGCTGGGTCCACGAAAATGTGGGTAGGCAAGTAGTTGGTTGCTGCGCTGGTAACTACTGCTGCATCGTAAATCGACTTCATAAGGTCAGTCACTGAAAGGTCCCACACGCCGGCGGAAGTTGCAGCTGCGAGCAAGTTGTCTGCTGCGAAGTTGTCGATAGCGGTGAGGTACTGGCCTGCAAGGTCTTGCACGATAATCTGCATCGCGGCAGGGTCTGTGAAGTCCATTACTTGGTACGACAACTGGGCACTACCAGCAAAAGTTTTTTTAGTAACTGTATTGCTAGCAATAACTGCGGTGGTTGCTGATACTGCGGTGAGTTCAGTTGTTTGTTCTGCAACGGTTGGGTGAGTCGTCCATGTTGGGCGAATGAACGTTGCGCCTGCGCCGCTGTTGGGCATTGCGCGTGTGCCAAGTGCGTTAAGTACTGGGGCGATGTAGTTAATGTCGCGGAACACTGGGCCCAAAATGGGCACTGGGACGATACCAGCATCATTTGACAGGACGTTGTCCCCAGCGGCGGCCTCGATAGGCGACTTGTGGTATGCGCGGTATTCAGCGAAAATGCGCTGTGCAGCTGCGGCTACTTCGCCGCCTTTGTGCATTGCTGCGACAAACTCGCCAGCGGTTGGCAGGCGTGGTTCGCGCTTAGCGGTAGCAAAAACTGGTGCTGATGCTTCGATAACTTCTGGTGCTACTGGTTCGGACATTTCGGTTACTTCCTCTACTAAAGGTTCGTCTGTGGATAAGTCTATATCGGTTGTTTCGGGTTCTTGGTGGATACTTGCTGCCACATCGGTGATGGTGGCACCGGCAAATGCGGGCTGGGGGACTAGTGACAACTCTAGCCAATCGGCGGCGGCGATAATCATTACGCCGTCCTCGTCAAACTTGAAGTCTGTGGGGTTTACGCCAACGCTTACAGAGTCGAGCACGCCGTCAGCTGCAAGCACTAGAGCCTCGTCGCCAAGGGCTGTGGTGGATACTTTGGCGGTGAAGTACATTGCGGTGTCGTCTGCGGTGCGCTCGGTTACTAAACCGATGGCTTGGGTTGAGTCATGCGACATGTAGAGCTTTGGGGCTTTGCCCTCAACTGGTAATGAGCCTGGCAAAAATGAAACTTCTTGGCCGCCTGAAACTACGGCCGTAGTGTTATATGGCAAGGCCACGCCAGTTATGGTGCGTTTTGGTGTGCCGTCTGCGGCTGCTGCGTCAACACTAAAAGTGCTGGTAGTTAATCTAATCATGATGCCATTTCCTCTTGTGTGTTTTCTTGTGGCTGGTTTTCGGGCATTGCGTCGGCTACGTAGTTTTCGCCTAAATAGGACTCTGCGTCAAACTTCACATAAGTTCCACGAGGTAGAACATTATTCATACTCAGTGTGCTGGCGATGCAATCCGCGTAAGGTTTCACGCCAAATATGTAAAGGTCGGCGCGCGACTGCTCAGAGCTTGTGTATGCGTAAGCGCCAGTAGAAACGCCCACAAGATATGGCGGTACGCCACACAGGCGCGCCAAGTCGAGTGCGCTGTACTGTGCGCTTTCAATCATCAGCATTTTATCTGGGGTCGCCGTTGAGGGCTCGTAAGATAGGTACTCGTTGAGCGCGGCGGTCTGATTAGTTAAGCGGGCTTGGTTAAATGCGGCCGCGAGGTCTGCTAACTCTTGCGCGCTCAGTGGTTCGCCGCCAGTTTGCTTAAGTACGCCAGACGGGATACTTGAGCGAGCGTAGGTGTAGCGCGAGTCCTCAATTTTTAGCGCAGTAGCAATGGTCTGCTGGCTCGAATAAACGATGCCTTGAATTGGTGAAAGAAATTGCACTATGTCGTTGGCGTTCATCGGGTTGCCGGCAAAGTAAATGTCTTGCGATGGTCCAAACGGTACGGTGCTTACAGAGTCGCCAAGGGTGATGCTGCCAACTGGTAGGCGCTTGAACTTACTTGGAAAGCCGTCAGCCGAGCGCTCTGAAATGTACCAGTAGGCTTTTCCGTAGAACAGGAGGTCATCGAGCGTCCAAGCCATGAGAAAGTTATAGGTAACGCTCGGGTCGGGCTGGCGTAACCATGACCGTGGCGCTAATGGAATCTCTTCCATTTCGCCCTCGGTTTCGTCCCACATTTCGCCGTACATTTTCAACGGCATACAGCTGATAACTGAAGCCAACAAATCTCGAGCACGGGAAACGGTAGCCAACTGCATTGCCGCGCCTCGGCGCTCGCCCTCAATGTAGTTAAAAAAGTTATTGACGGGATTATTAGAAATGCCAGGCGTATTAGCAAAACCTACGGCCGCTTTAATCTCTGGGTCAACACTCGCGCCCATTGCAGCAGTTTTGTTTTTGCCAAATATAGCCATGTGGATATTGTGCCATTCTTGAGAGCGTGAGTTGTGGATAACCTCGCAAATCCCGACGAAATGCGAGGCCGTCCGACCATGAGTGTACTACCTAGACACTACGAGTAAAGGCTTGCCGGCAGAACTTGGGCGGGACTCTAAAGCGGCTGCCCAAACCATGCAGCGCGCTAACTCAATGGGACCAGGCGAACGGGTAGAGCTGAGAGCCACACTGCCTTGGTGTTTAATCATGACGGCGCGCTCGACGTGCTCGGCTAGTAGTTTCTCGCCAGTTTGCCCGATGCGGTTTTCTACGATTAGCGACCGGACGGCCAGCGTCCATTTGAGTAGCTCACGATATCCGACAATGGTGCGTCGGCGCTCATGCTTTGGCGGGCAATGGGTTTCTAGTACTGGTGTTATTGCGATACGCAGCTGCGGGTTGCGTTCTACTTCGCGCTCGACGCATGCCCACATTTCTGCCATGTTGTCTACGTCAAATGCGGTGGTTATCACGGTTTTGTTTTCTACGCGCACAGCACGCACACCCACATAGCGGGCTTCGTCAATAGACTGCTCGATAGCGAGGACGCCGCCGGCTGGGACTTCGCCAGTGAATAGGCAGGCTTCCCATAAA